GTTACAGATTGAAAGTAAATAATATTAGCCGCCAAATTGGCAGTAGTAGTATTTGCTTGATTGTAACCTGAAGTTGCGTAAGTGTTTACAGCAATAATTTGGTTATTCTGTGTAGTATTAACACCTACTTGATATGCCGTATTGGCTGCAATTTGAGATACTGCTGAGTTAGCATTATTATATGCCGCTTGAGCAGAGAATGTTGCAGCATTTGCTTGTGCATATGCAGAATAAGCAAAGTTACTTGTAGCATTGGCAAATACATAAATGCCTTGTGCTAGTGTATTAGTTGCATTAGCTTGTGTAAATGCTGCGTTGGACTGAATAAATGCTGCGTTAGCATCAATAAAAGCCGCTTGAGCAGAAGCAGTAGCCGCATTGGCTTGAGCATATGCACTGGTGGCATAAGTGTTTGTGATGTTTGCTTGTAGAAATGCTGCGTTTGCTTGAATAAAAGCGGCATTGGCATCTGTAAAGGCTGCTTGTGCTGAGTTTGTAGCGGCATTTGCTTGAGCATAAGCCGTAGTAGCGTAAGTGTTTGTTAAATTGGCTTGAGCATATGCTGAATTGGCATATTGATTTGCCTGATTTGCTTGTAAGAAAGCAGCATTGGCTTGAATATAAGAAGCATTACTATTTGTATAAGCATACTGTGCTGAATTGGTGGCTGCATTGGCCTGAGCATAAGCAGCCGCAATCTCTACGTTCTGTGTTTGGTTGACCTGAACAAGGTTGAGAATGTAAGATTCACCAGCAATTGGAATAATCTCGTTATTTTTATCACCAATGTATAGTGTATTCGCCAAAAACGAATACGCCATCTGTCCATCAAGTAGTGTTGCTGGAACATTTGATGTATAAGAACGAAGGATTTGTATTGAGGTATTGGCCACTTAGAAAAATCCTCCATCAATATTCGTGATGGCTTGGCCGGCAGGAGATAATACAAAAGAATTTGTGTTTGCCTGATAAGTAACAACATCTAAATTGACTGCATTGGTGGCATTTAAGTCCGCCGCACCTAGAATGGTGTTTTTACCACCATAACTGATAGAATTAATTCGGGGTGTTGTTGCTGACCCTACTTGGACATTTACTGTCCCAATTATTTGACCCATTTATTACCTCGTAACGGATGGAGAAATTTCAGCAATACCTTCTAAAATTCTAGTCACATTTCCTACACCATCAGTAATAATAGTATCAAACACATATCGACCTGGAGGAATACTAGCTGTTTGAGCAGCAGTTAAAGATAAAGTTATTGTTCCAGAAGAGGCATTAAGAGCAGTAGCAAATGTTGCTGTTGTATTTGCTGCGTAGTAAGAATAACGGAGTTGACTTGCGGCTGTATAACCGCTCAAATTGTATGGATCGTTGTATACGTCATCAATAACAATTGATGTAGAGTATGTAGTACCTTGTTCTATATAGAGATTTTGATAGGCTGCTGGCATTTAAATTTCCTGATATTCTTATTATCCTATTGGATATTTATGTCATTTCCTACCTCACCATAAAAGTAAATTCGATTTTTGGACTCTAGGATTGCGGTCGGAACTTTCGGAGGCCGGAACGCAAAAAATCAAATTTTTACTTTTTCTTTAATTCGTCTATTTCGGCTTTGAGTTCTTTGATAGATTCAATTAATAAACCAACAATATTACCATAGGCAACCGACAAAGTTTTGTTTTCATCATCATTTTCCATAACAACTTCTGGTAGAATTTCTCTGATTTCTTGAGCAATTACACCTAAACCTTTACGACCATCTTTATCATAAGTGACACCACGCAACTGCATTGTCTTATCTAAGGCGCCTGTAATGGTTTGTACATTAGATTTAAGTCTTAAATCAGAATAAGCAGTCACGTTACCAGCAGCAGTAAAGTTACCAGAACCATCTAATGTTCCTAAAGTACTTGGTGAACCTCCGTTTGATGGAGTGGCGCTTGTTCTCCAATACCAGTTAGATGAACCATTACTATCAAAATAAGTAGTGTCATCTGTATAAATGTGTAAACTAGAATTATCGTAAATTCTTGAACCAGATGAACCACCAGTTAAATTATTACCCCAACAAAGTGCCCAACCATTCTGTAAGGCATTTCCTACAAAACCAGTAGAAGCTACAGTAAATGAGTTAGCAGTATAATCACTTGTCGAATAAAGTGTATTGGCTACTGTGGCCGTATTGGCATTGGTAGCGTTACCATTGATATTGATATTCCATGTACCAGAAGCACCAAGACCAGTAAGTGAAGGAGCATAGGTGTTATAAGTTGCGGCCGTGATAATTGAAGATCCGTTAACCGTGGCACCAGCAGGATTACTAACAGACAAAAATTGTGTTGCCATGCTAGTACCAGCAATAAACGATGGTGCCGTAACACTACCTGTAAATGCGCCAGTAGAGCCAAACGAGACTGCACCAGTAGTACTGAATGTATTACTTACTGCTGTCACACCGCTTATACTTGTAGGACCAAAAACAGTTAATGCACCGGTTACGTTAGTATTTTGAGAGACAGTTAGACTACCATTAACTGTTGCATTATTGGCAACATATAAACCCACACCAGAACCAGTAGCAGATAATTGACCGCCAGCACTTACAGGACCTGAAGTTGTAATACTTTGTGTAGTATTTGAGAATGTTGCTAAACCACCAACCGATAATGTATTTTGAATGGAAGCAGAAGAACCAAGACCTTGTACTTGCATGGCACCAGCAAAAATGGCACCGTTAGCAACCTGTAAACCTAGACTTGAATCGTTAAGATACAATGTTCCTGTGGATTTAACATAGTTGTTAGCTACAAGATTATTATTTTGTTGTGTCAAAAAATTGGTTGTAACCACCCAATCACCGAAGGTGTTGGCGTAACTTAATAGGGATACTGTATTAGCCATTTAAATTTTTATCCAATAGTTTTGTTATCATCATCTTAATATCTTGTACATCATTTCTAACGTCAGCAATTTCAGATTTAATGTTATTTATTTCTTCTTTTTGAATCTTTGCCATACGGACTTTTTCTTGGTAATCATTAATTGCCTTACGGTCCGTATTGATAAGAGCCATTGAGTTGGTGTCTCTAATAAAATTAGCGTCTTTTACTTTAACGTACATATTAAATTCCTGTTCCTGCTGGTAATGCTACTGCACGAATATCTTGTAAGAATGGAACATTAGTTCTATCTGGTGTAGTAATAACAACTTTGATAGCAAATTGAATGAAGTTATTGTAACTAATTCCACTTGTACTTGTATAAGAAATATTGTTATTAGCCAAGTTGTTAATACCAGGAGCATATTCATATTCAATAATACTATTTCTATTTGTTGAATAGTTTGTATAGTTCAATGTATTGGTCATTAACTGCCAGTTTTGATTCTCAAATACTTGTGTATCGGCAGAACTCAAAATCTTATAGTAAACATAGATTTGAGTATTAGGTGGTCTGTAAGCATCAATGTATACACGAAGGTCACCAGAATCATTACCTGCTGGCATCACTACTTTCTTGGTGAAGTACTTGGCATATCCATTACCACCATTCTTAGATGTTTCACCAGCAACAACAATTTGAGCATTCGCTGTAGCTGTTGTACGACTTGTTGGATCGTATACAGTAATAGTTGGTGTTACCAAATAACCAGAACCTGGATAAGTTGTGTAGATGGATGTGATACCGCCAGTAATTGTATTTTGTGTATAACCAAATACAGGTAAATCTGTTGTACCCAAATCGTTTGTTGTATTAGAATTGGTTATACCTGAAGTGATAACAATAGACAATGTATTGGCATTATAACTTGCGCCTGTGTTGGCCACAGTAATAATGTTACCATCAATACCCATATTATTAACGTGATAGATGATGTTATACAATGATAAACCATCATCACAAATAACTGGACTTACATTTGGATCGTTTGAAGATAATGTAGCAAATAATTGGAATGATGTATTTGAGTTCTTCAACAATACACGCTCACCATTACCATCATTCAAATAAACGTTATCTTGTGTTGGTGTACCAAAACGACCAGGTGTTACTGGTGTAAGAGCTGTTTGAGCATTACCATTCAACAATGTTGTTTGATAAGCATAGTTAATAGATGTTGAAGAAGGAATAAAGTCAGTAGTTGATACGTTGAAAGCATCCATTGCTTGACTTGGTGAATACAAACTGTATACGTTTGGTACTGAGTTTGCACTCAACTTCTGTAAAATATCTTGACGACCTAATTTTCTATATGGCAGATTGAATGGTGTTACAAATTGTACCTGTGGTGTAGTTGTAGTATTAAACACACATTGGTTAATTGTAAACATCAAATCTTTAGTTTGGTCAGCAGTCCATGTAATGGAGTTTTGTGATTCAAATAGAGCGCCAACATATGGTGCTTGACCAATCTTAGTTGCAATTGCAGAACTGGTTGTATTGGCAGAAGAAGCAATAGCAACTTTGTTTTGTTCGCCATAATACAAGTTATAAGCAGATGAACTAGATTGTACAACAAAGGCATACAATACACCAGGTTGAATGTATACTGGTGCTGGGAATGTAAATGTTGTATATGTCGAAGCATTAGCACTATTTGGTGCCAAAGAAGTATTAATCTGATTTGCGTTTAATGTTACAGTTGAGTATGGTAATGTTTGACCATTTGGATATCCATTCAATGTACCAACAATCGATACAGTAACAGGTGAACTAGGCACAGTATTACTTGTAAACGGAGCAAAGAACAAATTAACAGAGTTTAAGAAAGCACCATTTGGATAGTTCTGTTTACTAATAATAAATGTTTGTGCCAACGGATCAATGTTTGGTGTCTGAGCAACAATATTGTAACCTTGATTATTAGTTTGTGTTATTGTTGTCGAAGAAGCATCAACTGAAGCGGCATAGTTCAAGTTCTGGTTAATTGTTTGTAGACCAGTAGCATAGAATGTTGCTTCAGCATATGTTGTAGCAGACGAAGGTTGTGTTGGAATTACACGATTATCAATACGGAATACTCGTTGACCTGTATAGAATACAGAACCGGGTACGTTGAAGATTGCTACAAATTGACCATGTTCATCAGTAGACAGTTGTGGAATTGTATTGCCTGAATGAATTGCAGCAGCTACAGAGCCCACATTACCGGTAATATTGTATTGTGAATTCATATTGCCGTAAATACTATTTGTACCAAAAGAAAGGTTAACACCTTTATCTAAGGTTACAGTTCTAGTTACAGCATTGTATGATGTAATATTGGCATTGTAGATAGCAGTAGATGACAATGTAATCGTAGATGTTTTTGCCGCATTGACAGCTGCCGAAATTTGACTATTGTATTGTGATACTGCTGTAGTATAACGGTTCCAGTTTGCGCTATCACCATCACCAGAGAATGGTGGAGGAGGCGGATAGTAAACAGCACCATAGTTGTAGCTATAAGTGTATGTGGTCTTAATTGAAATTGCTGCACCATAGTAGTAACTATTAGATGATGAATTGGCATTAGCATCTAATTGTACTTGTGTAGCACCCACAAACATTGAGCCACCGCTTGGCATTGAATATTCACTACCAATTGCAGCGTAACTTAATCCTGATGGTGTTCTGGAGTTCCAAACAATGTTTCCTGTTGGATCAGTAATTGTTACAGCAACGGCAGGACCAGCATAGTATTGGTATAAACCAGAGTTGGTCAATGACCAAGAAACGTTTGCAGCAACGCCTGATGTTAAACTAATTGTTGTACTCTTTGTACTTTCAGCAACTAATGTTCCGGTACTAATTGTTGTACCACCAACTGAAATTGAACCTGTAACAGTATCAGCACCAGCATAAGTTACTGTATATGTTCCTGTGCTTGCTGGTGTGAATGGGAATGTAGCACTATAAGAGCCACCATTGTTTTGGTCGCCCCATACACCATAAGTATTTGTAAATGATGCCCAATTACTTACTGTCTGACAAGCAAAGATGTTGGTTGGTGTACTTGTTGAAGCAGAAGTGAAACTACCACCAACACCAGAAACAACACCAGAGTTATGGATTGAGTGCATTGAATTGGCAGAGAATGTTACTGTGCCAGCAGCAGTAGAACCTTGGTATGTTCCATTGATATTAAAGAAAGCATTTTGTAACTGTGCTGTTGTAACTGTCTGTGGTACTTGAATCATTGTTGCAACATACAAACGAACAGAAGTGCCATTTGGATAGTTGTATACAGAAATTACACGAGCAATAGGGAAGAATGTAGAAATATTGGACTCATAGAAACCAATAATATCATCTACGTTAAATGTTCCAGTAACACCAGTCAATTCAATGGTGTTTGGCATTGTCATGTATTGATTTACGTTTTGACCATCGAACCAGCAAGAAACAGGAGTATTAACCAACATACCGCCAGCTCTTACGATAATCTCTTGTGGGCGAATGTTAGGCAATACAGCATTGTTTGTTACATAACCATCTGCTGATACTAAAGCAGGACTTGTTGCGGTTGAAGTTTGTGCGTTATTCAAACCAACAATCTGACTTACATAAGTTTGTGTAGGTACGGCAACATATGAACTGCTTGATGCTGTACCCCCTTGTTGTAATGGTGTTGAAGTAGAGTTTGTTCCACTTAAAGCACCTACGCCAGTCTGTGAAGATGAAACAACAGATGTTGTTCCTGGTAATGAAGCAAAGTCACCACCATTGGTTAAATTTAAACCGCCAGCTTGTTGATTAAACTGTAATGATGGGTCAGTAATAAGAATAGATGGTACTTCAACTGTATTAACCCAATTGTCCATTGGAGGATTCAGAGTTGCAAAACCTTGATAAGTTACTACGCTGAATGGGTTAACACTAATTGTATTACTTGCCAATGGTTGTGAAATTAAGTTGGCAGTTGTGTATGGTAATGTGTAAATGTTTGTAGCAGTACCATTGATATTATTAATAGCATATGTGTTGACAGCAGTAGTCGCTAAACTACCTAACGATGCCAATACAACAGGATTCTGTAATTGGAAATTAGTTACAGAAGTAACAGGACCCATTTGGCCTTTTCTAATATTAATATTAGCGGCATAGTTTGGATTGTTTGTATCTGCTGCGGCAAATGAATTGAAGTCATCAACTAAAATACCAAAGTTTGGTCGTGCTACACCATTAACATCAGATACTTGTAGACCAGATGCTTGTTGTTCTAAAGCATTTAATGTTGTATAGTATTCTAAATTGTTTACTTGTGTTTGTAAATCAGTAATGTCAGATTTAGCCCAACGCTTGTGTAATACTTTGTTGATAGACAAGTTAGGTGTAATGCCATCAGGATTTTCACCTGGTACATAAGCAGTATACGGATCCATATTCAAATTGGCCAACAACAATGAACCATTTGGTTGTGATGGATACTGTGGTGAAGTTGATGGAGTACCTTGAATGATATTGAACTGGCTATCTTTTGTCAGAACCAATAAATCTTTTCTTCCCAAATAATATGAATACTGGTTTTGGTAACTAGTATTGTTTTGTGGAACTAAAATGTTTTGTGAAGTGCCTGGATTCTTATATTCCCAACCACCAAAGTATGCTGTTGTACCATTGGCCTTTGAAGGTCTCCAATCAATACAATCTCTTAGTGCATAAGTGTTACCATCTTTAGCAGTATAGAAAGGAATCTGAGAATAGGTTTCATTTGTGTAAGAATTGACACTAAAGTAACCATCGCCACCACCATGTGAATAGTAGTTGAAGCAAACTAAAATGTTACCTTTAGGTGCAGGTACACCAGGCAATAAAGATAACTGAGCAAAGTCATAATGACTATCTCGTTGACCATTATCTAACGCAAATGATGTTGTAATGTCGGTAAATGTGGACAACAATTGACCAGAAGCGGTTACTGATGTGCTACCTGTATCAATAATTTTAGTAATTCTCTTAACATCGGTAACATACAATGAGAATGGTGCATTAGCAGTAATGGCTGAATTCAGAACATACGCTTGGCCATTAACAAGGTCAAGAGAAGTATTAGAAACAACAGAACTTAATGATGTACTACCATAAGTTGTATTACCAGTAACTAATGTTTTTGTTTTAACAATGTTGGTAGAAGCATCACCACCAGCAACATACATGGCAGCAATAACAGTTACGTTTGAAACAGCACCATAAGTAGGCGAAGTAAATGTTACAGAAGTTGCCGATGTAATGTTAGCAGTATTACCAGAATAAGTAAAATCGAGAATTTGACCAGTAGAATTGTTAATCAATGTAAACAATTGTTTGAACTGATTACCATAGATGGAAGTATTCAAAGGACCTTGGAACGCTAAAGGTGCAGTTGTGTTAATTGTTAAAGTCTTACTTGTATTGTTGAAACCTTGATTACGGAATACTTGTGTAGTATAGTATGTTGAGTTTGCTACGTTAGCAACATATGAATAACCAACAGGGAAAACTAACTCTGGCATTCCGCCAGCTTGAAGAACTGTTGGTGATGCCAATGTAGCGGCAGTTTTACCGCCACCAACAATACTAATATTGGCATTAGCAGTCAAACCATAGTTTGCACCTTTTTGTGCAATTGCATCAATGTTTGCTGTTGTAAATGACAACAAAAATTTACTTGTGCTATCTGGTGTAATAGTAAATGGTTGATTTACTGTAGCGGTCTTTGTGGAAGAATTGTAAGAAACAATAGTTCTTGAATCACCAGCATCTGTACCAGAAGTAATGGTGAGCAAAGCACCATAGTAAGCATTTGCTGATGTTGAGAATGTATCTGTTGGATCGTTAAATGTAATAGTATTAGTAGTAGCAGATGTAGTAGCACTTGTAAAGGTGTTCATTACAATATCCGAAACATAAGCATTGAACACATAAGAAGCAGTGTTTGAAGCATTAGAAGAAACATACTGCCAACCTCTAATTACACCAGTACCAATTACTGTTGAAGCGTATGTTGTTGCATTTGCTGAGTTGACGTTTCCAGCTTGAACACAATGGAAATCAACAGAAGGTTGTGTTGTTACATCAAACACACCATTGGCAGTATCAACAACAAAGTAATTACCATAGTCAATGAATACAGAATTAGGATTTACTGTGTTGGTTGTTCTTGCACGAGGATTGCTTAGTGTTTGTGTTGATTGATTCTCTACACGATAACCACGAACATAAGCAATACCTTTAGAAATACTTAAATTGTATGATTGTGTATTAGATGTATTTGCTGATGGTGTCAATTTAAAATCTTGAACGACATAATCACCATTGGTTTCATAATCACGCTTAGCAAAGTAATCATCAATAGCAGAATATACAGTTGAGTCATTTTGTTTTACAATTGCACCACCAACGATACGAACCAATTCAATAAATGCTTGGTCATTACCAACAGTCAATGGGAATGTGGTTAATGTTAAAGTGATTTGATAACGGTCTGCACCTGGTGCTTGATAGTTAGAAGCACCAATCGCTGGATCCAACAATGAAGAATCACCAGAATAAGTTACAATGTTCTCATTGATTTCTAAACCAATACGATATGATGGTGTATTACTATACTTACTGAGAATGATTGTTTGTGGATTTACTTGTACAAAGTTACCGATAGAATACTGAGTATATGTACCATCAGCATTAGCAGTAGATGATTGTGAATAACCATTGACAATGTAGTAAACACCAGAAGAAATAGAAGCAACAGAAGAAAAACCAGTAGATGGAGTTCCTGTTACTGATGGTGATACTTGTGCTTGGAAGTTTGAACCATCGGTTGGAGTAATAATTGCATTGTCAGTAAATTGTACACCAGAAATATAGGTGACGATTAATGTGGGTGGATCTCCGTTTGTGGCACCTTCAGCAGTAGCAATAACCTTAGCAAGAATTGTACCAGTTGCATCAGTAATTGTCTTATTTAAAAAGTTACCAGCAGAAATAGAAATACCATTATATGTGGGGTTCAAACGAATATAATAACAATTTAAATTGGTTGTTACTTTACCGCCAGAGATTGGTGTGTTCTGAGAATAGATTGCAGAAGCAAAATTGGAGATTTGATTCTGAAGGATTGTTTGTGATTGAGTTAATTCACGAGCTTGTACAGCAAAACCAGGTTTAAAAAGAATACGATGAAAATTCTTTGTTGGATCAAAATCATCAAAATAAGGGCTTACATTGAAATTCGTTGTCATCTTTTACCTTTAGTATCCTAATACAAACTTAATTTGTTCTATACCGCTTGGGCTTCTTTGAATAGCCGGTCTATTTTCTATATATGACATATATCCTGAGGGTAAAAGGATATCTGGTTGTGTAATTACCAATAATGTTCTTGCTGCACCAGAGTTATTACCAAAAATAGGACTATTTGTTGTTGGAGTTCCAGTTGTATTTATGACGCTCAAAACGTTATTTGCAGAATCAAAATCTAAAACTGTGCCAACAAAATTTGCATTGGTGATTGAAGAACCTTGATAAACAATCTCATCTAAATTGTAATTACCAAAACCTGGAGCAGTAGTCAATTGTGTTGCTGCTTTATATACAGAGTTATTTGCTGGATTTGGGTAAGTACTTTTGGCGGTAGGATTAATTATGAGACCAACTTGACGGTATTCGATGTCAGTTGGAACATATCCACTTTCACTACCATTAAACTCACAAACAAACATTACATGATTACAACCTAATTCAGCAACAGGATCAAACCCATGACCGCCCACAGGACTGATTGGAGCAACTACGGTTGCGGGAGTGCCTGTGGTCGCAGTGATAGATATTGTCGCATATGTATAATTCTGTCCTGGATTGGTTACAACGATATCACTAATTGAACCATTTGCCGAAACTGTGGCATATGCCGTTGCACCGGTACCATCTCCTGTAATGGTAATGGCAGGTGTGGTAACATTGGAATAACCAGAACCACCATTGATAACATTAATTACCTCAATGTCACCAGCCCAAGCACCAGTTTGATTTGTAAAATCTGGTGCACCAGTAATTGTAGAACCGAAAACAGGACCTTCTGTATTTTGGCCAACCGGTACAGGCATCCATGAAGAATCTATAAAGGATCTTTTTGAACCGCTATCGATGGTGTACATATATTTCCATTTGTAACCATCTACGCCTTGGAAAATTCCGTTTGTTCCGTATGTTCCTGGTGTAAATGATGGCATCACAGTAGATGCTGCACCATTGGCATTCCAAAGACATTTGAATACTTGGTCAAAAGAATTTCTTACATAAAACATCAATACAGGATTACCATATTGATCCTGTGAGAACATATCAATAGTATCTGAGTAATATGAATAGACAGTGCCAGAAGTCCAATCAAAACGAGCAACAACAGGACTAATATTGTTAGATGTAACTTGTTTTAAAGCAAAGATATTTTTATAAACAGATTTGATATATGCTTGAGTTTGTGTTGGTTGGTCAGGATTAGCATCATTTGACCATGGATCAACACGACCCATAAAAGCATATATCGTACTAATTGATACTCCTGTTACCGGTAGAACGGCAATAGGAGCAAAATAATCTTGCTCTACTGTTGAGACTTTTGCTGCGTATGTTAATATATTTTTATTTGCCATGATTTATTTATTAAGCAACTCGGAGAACAGCAAAGTTAAGAACTAAAGCATCCGATTGGTTTGAACCGCTAGGAGTGCCGTCAGCGTTATGTACGTTAACCACAAAACTACCAGGAGAAACTGAATTAATTCCAATGTTATAACCAACTGAAGCACCAGAAGCTAGGTTAATAATAACAACGTCTTTAGCACTTACAATATAGTTATTATAAACTGTAAATTGAACTGCAACACCTTTGTTTAACAAAGCATTACTTGTTGTAATTTGGCCGGTTCTACCGTTAGCATATACGGCAGTAGATTTATTGGTTAACTGAGTTACTATGGCATTGTTTAAAGAACCATTGTATTGAATTGTATTGGCGACTGTTAAATTAGTATTAACTGTTACAACAGATGTGTTTACTGATACAGTAGTATATCTTGTATTTGTTCCAACAGGTGTAGTTGTCAAATTAATCTGAGAACCTTTGGTCGCATCAGTATAATTTTCCAATGCAATCATATCGACAGAAGCACCACCCAATAATGTGTAAGTATTTCCGTATCCTTGACCACCCAAACGGAATAATACATCGTTTGTTTGTACGGGTGCTGGATTAGAAGAATTACCACGAGCAGCACGAGCGGCTAACAATGGATAAGCATTAGTATTTCCGTATGAATAGTTATCTAATAATACACGGGTTGAATAACCAGCGTCAAGGCCAACAATTTGTAACATTGTGCCTGTTGATGTTGTTGCTTGAGCAACGCCGCTATTAGAACCATCTAATCTTAAGCCAGCAGAGTTGGCAGCGAAAATAGAACTTTGAATAGTAACAATACCATTCATTGTTAATAATTGTGATGAAACATTGATTGTAAACACATTATTAACTGTTAGATTATTTGCAACCGCAACATAACCATTGAGTGATGTATTGCCATTAAATGTTGAGGTGCCATTTGAAGTCAAATAACCAATACTAATGACATTACCTGTGGTTGTTAAGTTACCATTATTAATAGTGTTGCCATTGTTTGTAGTTTGGCCATTATTGATAAAGTTACCATTGAATGTTACTGGACCTGTAGCAGTCAAGTTACCAATAGTCACCACATTACCTGTTGTGGTCATTGTACCATAAGTTACAATGTTACTATTAAAGTTTGTGTTTGCACCATTAAATGTTACAATGTTACTATTAAAGTTTGTGTTTGCACCATTGAAAGTCACATTACCTGGAAGAATAATGTTTGTAGTATTTTGAACTGCTGTATTAGCAATACTGTTGGCCAAATTGGCTTGATTGTATGCTGATTGAATTATTGTATTTTGTGTAGCATTTAAACCACTTTGATATACTGTGTTTGCAAATAATGTAACAATGTTTGCATTAGCGGATGTCATTGCACCTTGTAATAAACTAATGTTTGTATTCTGAGTGGCTTCCACACCTTGATTATAAATTGTATTAGCTTGTGCTGAATTAGCAGTAGTATATGCAGAATTAGCAGCAGTATATGCCGAATTGGCATAATTATTAACCGCTAATGTAGCTGAGTTTTGAGTTAATTCTACGCCTGTAATATAACTAATTGAACTATTAGCATAAGAACTAATAGCATTTGCTTGTGCATATGCTGAGTTAGCAAAATTATTAACCGCCAAAGTTGCGGCATTTTGAGTTAAATCTACACCTTGTGTATAAATTGTATTTGAAGTTGCTGAATTGGCAGTATTAAATGCTGCAGCAATATTGGCAGTTTGAATCTGGTCAATTGTATTTTGATAAGCATTTATACCAGTAATATAAGCAATTTGAGTATTGGCGTAAGAACTAATAGCATTTGCTTGAGAGTAAGCTGCTTGAGCATAGGCATTAGATGCACCAGAGGTAAACTGTTTTGTACCATCAGCAAAAACAATTGATGATTGAGTATTTAATACTAAACCAGATTTAGTCAAAGTCATAATAATATTTTGTGCAGTAGTGTTACCAGCAATAAAATATACATTGGCACCAGTTGATGCAGTACCAATAATCAAATTACCATCTGAAGAAGTATCACTTGAACCATGAACATAAAGATATCCATCTAAAGGTTTCATAGACGAATATTGATTACCTGGACTAAACTGAGAATTATTAATACCTAAATCAACATAATTATTAGAATTTGTACCTATATCAGCAGTTGCAATATAATCAGCTGAACCATTGGCATTAAAGTTTTGATTATTAATTTGTGAAAATAATGGGTCTGAACCTGAAAATTGTGCAATAGTATTTGATAATAAAATTGGATTCGAACCAACATTAAGAGGATTATTTGAAAATAAATCTTGTGCCAATGTTGTGGCAGTCATCTGAAAGGTTGTGTCAGTAGGAATATCTACACCTACAAACAATGTGTTTGCGGTATTAGCGTTAATTATGCTAAAAACTGGTAGTTGTGATATCTTTACGGTGCTCATTTCTTATCCTAGTACGAGAATGTTTCCATCTTCTGTTATAATTGTTCTGCCATCTTCTGTAATAAATTCTGGTAAATACTGTAATCCTACTGGTCCAAAGATTTGTACATTACTTGTTGTATAATTTCTACTGACCGATAACAAGGCATTGTTGGCACCATAAGGTAAAGTAGAATTTAAGAATAATGTAGTATTTCCATAATTAATATTAGATACTATGGCGGTCATATTATTGACTTGAACAGTATCACCAATACGAATAATGTCTAATAATGGATTGGCAGGGTTAGTATAATTACCATTATTTACAATATTAAAAGAACCTGTCAATGATGTTATATTTATCATGTTACTACCAGCATTTGCACTAGCATAAGCCACATTACCAAAGGCCATCCAAATATTATCGTGAACGGTGATATAAGTACCATCGTTTTCTAACATGAAATCTTCAGAACCGGTTTCAGATGAAAGGTCCTCTGAACCAGTTAGTGCCAATAAATCATCCGCTGGACCTGGAGCAATAAAGGCCACATTTGCTGTAATTTCATCACCATAAGTGGATGTTATTCTAATAACACTATTGGCAAATATGAAAGTATCTAGTTCGGCACCAAACAAGTTATTGAAATTAATAACATTGGTACTTGGTTGAGCAAAAGTACCAGATAAAGATACGCTTGAATCAGTAGTACCTGTATAATAACTTAATGGCAGTCCAGTAAATAAGGCATCAGAAACGGATAACTCATAATTGTTATTAGATTTTAAGGCATATCGACCTAAAACTTGAGTACCTGCTGGGTGTAATAAATTTAATAATGTATTTTTATACTTTGCAATCTCTTTTTCTAGTGTAATTTCATATGTGTAATTATTGTATTGTTCACTTTGAATTACATCATAAGAACTTAACTGACCAGAACTGTCCAAATACTGACCAACACCAGTTATAATTCCTTTAAGGAATGTGGCAGTTGCCCTTGCCGTACCATCACCATAATTGATTACGTTTGCAGCAATCGATGAAAGATTGAATGAATTTGTAGAACCACTAATTTTAATGGTTGAATAAGGATTAGGTTGAGAACTATAATTGTATACTCTCATTGTATAAATTGTATTCAAAGGATTGGTAAATCCTTGATATACTGTTGTTGAGTATACAGTAGAAGAATAGTTTGCACCAGCTAAAGAATTGCCTTGGTATATGACTGTGCCTGAGGCAGGAATTGTGGCAGGAACTAGTCCTGTTACCAATAAATCTTGTACAGTTAAAGAAACATTAGGTGTTGCAATATAATCATTACCAACATAATTAACCGTAATCGATGAAACTGCACCCGCACGGTCAGTAGTTGAGTAGAACGATGCGCCAGTTCCCAATATTCCTGGTAAACTCAACACCGCACCTGTCGCACTAGCATTTGCTGAAGCAATATTAATTGTTGGTAATAAATTAGTACGATAACCCATACCACCTAATGGAAAATGATGTGGTGTATCAGAAACAGGATAAACATACGCAACATTAGTAATAGAACCCGTAGAATTTACACTAATTACGTTTGCATAAGCACCATAACCAGAACCACCAATAATTTTAATTGTATCATTTGCAACATAACCTACACCACCATTAACAATTTGTAATGGTGCCAAAATACCCATAAAAGATAAATCATTTACGGTTGAACTTGTTGTTGGATATGTTGATTCAGCCGAGATAGTTGGTTGAACTGTAATTCCACTACCTGGTAACTGAATATTTAAAGATGCTATTGGATAAGTTAAGAATGAAGCAAAATTAAATGTGTTTGCCAATGTTGTATTGGCGTTTGCTATACTATTATTTGAAAAGAATGAATAGGTTGTATTACCAATTGTTGGTCCACTTCCTGATGTAACATATAAAAGAGAATCTTCAGGAAGAAAACTAACTGTACCAACAGCACTAGGTGCTGAATTGACACTATACACATTGGCCACTGCGCCGCCGCCATTGACAATACTAATTAATGTATTTGAAATGGTATAACCATAACCACCATTAACAGTATTAATTGATTGAATCGAACCTGCCGTTACATTAGCAACTGAAGCAGTAGCACCTATACTACTTTGAGAAAGTAATCCGCCATATACAATAACTGGATTGCCAGCCGCATAGTATAATCCTCTATAATTTGGATTAATTGAGATTTGTGTTAATTGACCAACGATTTGACCAACAAGCGGACTTCCATTACTATCAAGAACATTTTGATTATTGCCATCAAGAATATAAACTACTTCACCAGAGCGAAAATCTCTTTCAACATTTGAAATGAATACTTCTACTTGTTGTGAAGGAGTAATAACTGTATTTTCAATTACAGCAACTGATTTAGATGTTGCACCAAAAATTCTACGGCCATTTAAATTAGACCAATAAGAAATATCTGAAGATATAACTGAACCAACCAAAAGACTCTTAGGTACATACCAAGTACCGGCAGAAGCCTTTAGTACAGCATCTTTTGTATTAAAGAAATCAACATCAGTATTGTAAAGAATGCGAAATAAAAACTTATAAGAAGAAGGTGTACCTTTTGATTGATACAATTGTCTTGCTAACTTGATTACTTCAGTTTGATTGGCAAGAATATCAGTAGGAAAATAAGATAAGAAATCATTTTGAAAATAGTCAATAAATTGTTCTACAACTTGACTAGTTCCGTTAACTGCAAGATTAGCTGACTCTAAAGAATCAATATCTTTATAAGTCAATAAATTTTTAGAAACATCAGTTACATTATCTTGTTGTTCCAACCATTCGTAATATGCCTGTAAGAATAATACAAAATTGGCATAATTAGGATCTTCCCGAATGTACGCAGGAAGTTGTGTTGGTACTAGTAGTGAAGTTTTTTGATTACTGAGTAACATCTAATTAACTTTTTGCAGTTACGGACACAGCGATTGCATTAGGATCAAATTCATCAACTGTAATAATGCCACTAAATGTCGATGAAATAATCGAAGTTTTTGGCGTTACTGTAACAGCAAATTGTCCTAATGAATTATCAACATTATAAGGATTAAATCCAGTCAAAGTAATAACACCATTAGTGTAATCAATTGTTCCAACATTATTATTTAAAATGGTTTTAGCATTTTTTGGATTGAAATAATAACTTCTTAATGTACCATAACGACCTTGTAAATTGACGTTTACAGAAGCACCTTGGCCTGTTGTATCACCTTCAGCAGGAGTAATTGTAGCGACAGCAGAAGTATAATTATTACCTGAATTAGTTACAATAATACTTTGAATTGTACCGCCAGAAAGAACTGCAACCGCAGTTGCGCCAGTACCATCACCATTAATATTTACGATTGGTGCTGTTGTATAATTAAAACCGGGATTGACAACAGAGATAGTATCAACACCAAATGTTTGTGCAGGAATTTCTTCAAGGTATACACCATCAATAATATTAGATGTGTTTGAAGAATCAATATATTGTAGAGCAGGTGAACTAGTAATACCACTACCAAAGGTGCCACGTTGTAAAGGCACATTATACGACAATGTGTAAGATGTTGGCGTGGTTAAATTTGGAAAGAATTTCTTTTGTAATTGAAGTGTATATTCTGATGTAACAATAGACTGGTCATAGTTTTGAACAGTACTCAATAAATCATAAGCATTAAATGTAGAATTAAAAGTATTTAATGTTGCTTTAGCAAAGGCTTGAATTGCAGATGTTACACCTGTCTGTAATTGAGATGAAGTTAAAATTGTTTTATTTGGATCATACAAAACATTAATACCAAGTTTAATGTAAGTATAATCAGGATCAACAATAGTAGGAGTTACAGTCAATACAGAAATAGGTTGAATAATATTAGTAATGATTTCATTTTTCTGTGCAACAGTTAAATTGTATGCGCCTGTGGGTTTTAAACAAACAAATACTTGACCAAATACTGGTGGATTATTTTCTTCACCACCCCATACGTTTACGGCATCAAATGAGAAACCTTGATTATTCTGTTGAATGGCAGTAATGTAATCGTTTTTACTAACAGCACGACCTTGTGCAGCAAAAGCTTTAGGTGCTTGAAACTTAATAGAATCAATAGATTCTTTATTTGAACCTGCTGATGCCGCAGCAATTGAAGTTACTGAAGATGGAGAATAACCAGAAACATTATTCAATAATACAAATGAGTTAGCACCAGCAGCCGCAGTACCTTCTGTTGAGACATAATTAACAATTACAATATTGCCATCAGTTAATTGTTGTCCTAAGATTCCATCACCAAAATAGATTTGATAATTGCCATTCAATGCTTCTTGTAAGAAATAAACTTGTGAAGAAGAATTTAATGTTAAGTAATCAGAAGGCATCGCCTGATTATAAATGGTATATGAAGAATTTGAAGAAGATGTCTGTACAATCACCTGTAAACTAGTTGTATCAATAGCATTATCAGGAATTTCAAAAATATAATTTGGATTTGTTGCAGAACTCACATTAAAACGATATGTGGCGTATACACCTTGTTTGATTTGTACATTAGGAAATACAGCAGTATTATTGGTAACATTGACTGTATAAGAATCTGGATTAACAAAAGTATAGTTTACGCCATTAATTGCTGATGAACTAAATGTTTGATATGCAGGTAATGTTAAAGAATTGGCAGAAACATGAGTAAATGTTACATTAACTGTTGCAGTAGGTGCAATAGCAGAAATTGGAGTATAATTTAATAATTTTGCTTGAGATACAACAGAACTTCTTTGTGTGGCAGAATCCAAGAACATTTCATTAGCCACCATATTTAAATAGTAGGCATTGTACTGTGTATTGTAAGTCAGAACATCAATCAACTGGTTCATTGCTGAACCTTCAAAATTATAGTCTTGGAAAGTGTTTTGGCCCTTTAAAAAGGTAATAAAATTACTCTTTAAAGAATCAAAATCAAGATTTACTAATTGGGTAGTCGTATTTGCGGCCATTATCTGGTCCTCTGTAATAATAGATTAATAGCTGTTGGTGTTGTCTGATTACCAATAAAAACATATAAAGCCACGTTGAATTGATTACTATCAGGTAAGGCCGTCACATTTAATTGACTAATTCTAGCCCTTGGTTCGTAGTTTTTAATCATACGAACAATCTCATTTTCAATCAAAGTAGCGGTTAACGATGTAACTTGTTCAAATAATAGTGTATTTAATGTGCTTCCAATCTCTGGTTGAAATAATCTCTCATATAGATTGGTTGATAATAGATTACGAATAGAACGAATGACCGCCTGTTCGTTGTACTTCATTGATACATCACCTGTCGCCGGTGATGGGAGAAAGGTCATATCTAGGTCTGAGTAGATGTAATTTGTTGTTGCCATTCTTTATTTATTACGCCTTGGAGTAAAATTGCGTAAGGAACTCTAGGTTTACGTCAGGAACATTTCGGGGCCGGATCGCAATTTTTAGATTTTCCATTTTAACTAACATTAGGTTTTGGTATATTGTTTTTTACATTAAGAATTTGATTTTTCCATCCATCAATTCCTAAATCATAAATCATTTGCAATTGTTCTGCTGGGCTTGGATAGTGTTTTGCTCGATCCATTCGATAATCACTATTGGCGCTCATAAGAGCATATTTTAATGCCATATTAACTTCATCTTCAGTAGGTTTTATAAAAAATAAATCGTCCCAAACTAGGTTGGCATAAGTTTCATCTCCATTGAAATGATATTTTGCTTGTGGAAGAATAAACATTAGTCCTAAACGAATACTCATATTTTACCTTTAATAATAGACAACAACAACACCCCAACCACCAAAACCATCTTCATCACCACCATTAGCAAATTGAAAACCGTTTGTGGAAGAACTTCCAGCCGCTCCTCCAACTAAACTAGTAATTAAATCTGGATCATCTGCATTTGCTGGAGTTAAGCCTGAACCCGTCATTGTAACTCCCATGAGAATTGATGGGTGAATGTATCCTGATCCACCACCGCCGCCACCCATCGATGAAGCACCTGAATAATAAGAACCTGCACCGCCACCGTAATATCCGCCACCGCCGCCAGCGCCATAACTCCCAGCAGTAGGTCCGTAATAACTTCCGCCTGAATTATAAGCACCTGGACTTCCATTGTATGAAGAATCTCCAACGCCTGCATTACCGCCATTGAATTGATTTCCGCCAACTCCAAAACAATTATAAGAACCGCCATCGGAATAATTATTTTGATTTCCAGATTGACCAAAATAACCACCACCGGCACCACCATTATTTCTTGCATAACCGTTACAAGACCCTCCGCCACCTCCGCCACCCGCAAACATACACCAATTGCCACTATTAACGGAAGTTACTGAAATTTGTGATGATCCTCCACCATTTGCACAATATCGATTATCTGTTCCGCTAGTTCCTACTCCGCCATTAGGATAGGCTGCGGTTGTACTTCTTGATAATCCTCGTTGTCCTGGAATAATATTAACTGTATCTCCGGGTTGCACAGGAATAAGCCCATGAGAATAACCTCCACCACCACCTTGAGAACCTTGATTCCATCCACCATAAGCTCCGCCACCACCACCGGCACCCCACATTTTAACAAAAATATAATTTACGCCTGAAGGTACAGTAAAAGTTGAAATATTAGCTGATGTAAAAGGATAAGAATACCAATGTTTTGATTTATTAATTGGTGTTATAATACCGTTGTCGTTTTTAAATATAAAACCATGTGATACAAGAAGTGTTCTGTTATTTGTGCTATCAAAAATAACTTGATTATTTGAATCACTAGAACTTAATGTATTTGAAACAAGAATTGTGCCTGACACATTGCTTGAATTAACTAATGTATTATTAACATTATTTGTAATTGTTCCAACAATGCTAGTGTTTGCTACATTTGATTGACTAGCAGTAGGAGCATAAGTATATAAAGTTCCTGATACAGTTGAACCATTGGTTAATGTACCAGAATTATTTGTTAATACAGTTGATATAACCGCTGGGTCTAACGGAATATTAAAATTTGCCATTTAGTATCCTAATTCACTATGTAATTTACTTGTACCAATTAATTGAATAAGTGAGTTTTGTGTATAACCCAAATTTGAAAATTGTAAAAGAGTTTGATAATCTTGCAACACCGATAAAGAATTTTGATAAAATGTCCAATCATTATTTCTTTGTGTATCTATTAAAGTTTGTAAATTATTAACATCTGTTATAATTGTGTTCATCGCAGTGTTTGAAATATTACTGGTCAAATTACCGCTTACAAGTGTCATTGAATTATTTAATGTAACATAATCACTTGTAATATTAGCAGTCAGCGAACTCAATTGTGTTCCAATGTACAAACTAGTAAAATTACCAATAATAGGAGTATTATTTTGTACAGAATCCGTTTTATTGGTAATATTTAATATTTGACGACCTACCGCCAAAGCAGAATTTAAATCTGGATAAAGAGTTGTATTTGCTGAATATGTTACACCAGATATATTATTAGTATGTACAGTAAAATTAAATAACGATGATGCTACCGAATTTAAACTAGTTGATAATGTATTGGCAGCTGACGAGGCAACATTATAACTGACGTTAGCGGTATTGGCCAAAGGCACCATAGCATTTAAATACAAAGATAATGTGGCTAAATTATATTGATGAGGATTTTGATAATAACCACCAACACTATTATTTGACAAATCATTAATTTGCCATTGGCTTAAATTAATATTTGAAAAATTCAAATAATTTATCGTATTCTGTGAAAGCTGGTCTGCACCATTAAAAATGGCAGAACCAGAACTATAATTTAATCGACCGTATACACTCATATTATGTTTCCATTATGCCATTACTTGGTGGTGAAGTTGGATAACCTCTATTACCAATGTGAACATGGCGGTCTACTTTTAATCTAAACATTTCCATAGAACCAAATAAATCTGATACAAGTGGACCATATACTGAAATGCCAGCAACGATTGTTGTAGCCGCTGCCATAAAACCAGAAGTCTCAACACTTTTAATTGCTGATACTGACATACCAGCAGAAATATTACCTTGAACTGATACACTTTGTGTTGCTGTAATATCACCACGAACTGCCACATCAGCATTTACATTTAAATGTGTGGCTGAAATATTTACATCTCCACCAGCATTAATATCAAAATCACCTTGTATTGTCTGTTCACAATCACCATTTATTAATTGTTTAACATTACCTTTAACATTTTGATATACTGTGCCATCTACTTGTTGATAAGAATCTCCTTTTACATGAAATACAGAATCTCCTACAACAGTAATATTACAAACACCATTAATTAAAACATTTTTATTTTTTAATATAATTTCGTAACCATTGCCGAATATTTTATGTATTTCATCGCCAGTTGCTTGAATTTCAATAAAAGTATTACCTGTGCCATGTTGTAATCTAATACGCTCACGACCAGGAGTATCATCCATTTCTAATGAATGACCAGATTCACTTTGTGTTATATTATTATAAGGATAAACAGGCTGATAATCGGTATTTGCTGCCGATTCTGGTTCTGTCCATGATAAATCTGCCATTATATTTCCTATGGTTTCTTAAATGTTGGTCCACCAGAACCACCTGGGGTATTATTTTGAGCGGATGTTAATTGTGTTGCAGCAGTAGAAGCAGCTGAAGTTGCAACACTTAAACCGCCAGTTTTTTGTGAATTGACAATTGCAGTTGCATTTGTAATAGCATCATTGATACTTGCAAGAGCATCTTTAATACATTGTGTTAAAATTGATGCAATTCTTGCTGGTAAAGATTCAATATATGCTATCAATTTTTGTAAATCAGCAATATAACCTGCAATATCTGCTTGTACTTCTTGTGCTTTTTTAATTAATTTTTGAATTAATTTTACTTTTCCTTGAATTGCAGTAATAACAGCTCTAACACCATCAGCAAAAGGTGAACTAGATGTACTAGCAAATAAACCTTGTACAAATGTTCTAATTGCTTCAATTGCTTCTTTTATTTGAAATGAAACCCAAGCAATTGCATATTTAATATCACCAGAAATATCACAAACGTGGACTAAATTACTATTTGTATATGAAATAGAAGTATTAGCAATTTGACCTCTGGCCAAAGAAGGATTTGTTGGTCCGCCAACTGAAGGAGCATTTCCACTATGAGTTGGTTTTGGTGGATTTGTTTCAATTGCACCAACGACAGCAACGATTAGAGGTAGTGTAGGTATAGCCATTTTATCCTTCCTGTTGAATACCGGGTAAAACACCCATCATAATAGGAAATTGGCCTGATTCACCATCCATGAAAAAACCTACTATCCAATCTCCTACTTTAGGTTGAGAAAAAGATTTAGAATTATTAATTGGGTACATAGGATGCGCCCATGGCAAATCCTCTGTTGGTAATGCTGAAGTATCATCTGTATGCCAACCAAAAATTCGAATTTGGCAACGACCAAGACCTAGTTCATCACCGGCACGGTTTTCAACCACGCCGACCCACCAGATAAAACCATTAAGACCAATAAAATTATTACGCATTATATTTGTACACCACTAACTAGTTGTTGTAATACTGGATCACTATTATTAAACTCTGGATAGTCTGCTGATACACTATCTTTAATTAATTCTATGATAGATATATATGCGTTATTTTTAACCGCATGACGCACAGCAGATACCAAATATTTACCGGAATAAAACGGATCTAATTTTCTTGTTGAGTTTGAACCGCTTTGTGTGAAAGAAACGGGATCAATTGCATATGTGTTGAAATTAACCACTTGGCCTGCACACAAATTAGGATCACCAGGAACAGTCAATTTAATTCTCATGTAATTTGCCAAACCTAACTGAGCAACACGATTAGGTACATATTTTTCAATGTAGATATCATTTGCAACAGAATCAGGTCCTTGAGCAACATAGGTATTTTTCTTCTCACTTGCATTAGAAGATGCCAATCTTAAAGCACCAACTTCCAATCCTGACGGAACATCACGATTAGTTTCATACATGGTTTGACCTAAACGATTTTGATAACCATTTGTTATATTTGTCAAAGCACTACCATTTAACATGGCACCACCATACTGACTGTAATCAAAGATGCCATCAACTCTATTTACTTGTCGTAATAAAGGATCAATCGTAATTACCTTATTTGCAAAAGTACCATTTGTTGTGGCCGCCAAAGTATCAAAAAAATCTAATACTTCAAACTCTAAGGCATTAGTCAACCGTTGGTTCATATCAGTTTCATCAATATTTTTAGGATCATACTTATAAGTCTGATACGCAGATTGTGAGAAAAGATTCTGTAAAGATTTTAAAAAGTAACCAGTACTATTTTCAAAAAACAACATATCGGCACCTTCTTGCCCATCAGGCAATGCGTATGTTGATAACCAATTAATTGTTTCAAATAGTTTTTTGTTTGGTAAAACAAAGTTGTATGTACCAAGAGTTGGGTCAATAGTTACATTCTTACTTGTTTGTATATAAGTAGTAAGAATATCATTAATGATAAAATCTATTTGTTGACCAGGATATGATTTTGATAAACGATTTTGTTCTGAGATTAAAAATTCTTCAGAAATAAAATTAAGAACATAAACTTCATAGTTATTACTGTCAGAAGTTACTCTCTTGCCTATCTTATATACTCTATAATTACGAGAAAGAACATCTGGATCTTGTGTAGTCTTTTGTAATTGTACCTGAATAAATTCTGTACCATTTAACAAATAACTTGATATAAGTCCTAAAGCATCGGAGAGAACTACCTCACCTGAAATAGTAGAACTGTAAATATCTTCAAACAAATTCAATTCGAGCATGAACGGCTTTAAATTAACAATACCATCTTGTAGTGATGTTATTAAGTTTAAAGTTACTAAATTATAATCGGTAGGATAACGAAGATATTTTGTATCTAACGACATTATACTTTCACCAAGGATTTAAATTGTGATTCCATTTGACTTGCATAATTTTTATTAATCAGATTAATGTTTCGTTTTGATTCATTTAACTGATTTTCATAATCATAAATTGATAACGCATTTTTAGATACATTATAAGTTACTGTTGAACCATTTGGAAATGTTTGTACAGTTGACGATGGTATCAATTGAAGATATGTGGTCTCATCGATTGCTACTGTTTTAATAACAGTTGTTTGTGTTGAACTATCAATGGTTGTTACCACTTTTTGATATTCATATGCCGTTGCTTGAGTATAAGAAACCACATTTGATGCACCACCGGCAACATCTGCATACTTATCTTGTAAGTAAGTCAAAAATTGATTTGATGTCAATGGCCAGTTAGATTGTGGATCCAACATCTGTGGATTACCATACAAAACAATCCAATAACGATAAGAATCACCATAATACTTATTAGCAATAATTTCTGGTGTATCACCTTCTTGTGTAGGATATTGGTAATACAATAAAGGATTTTTAGATAACTGAGGAATTAATGCAGTTCTAATTAATAAATTTCTCAATAAATGAATATTACCAAATGAGTCTCTATTTGGAATTAAAGGTAAAGAATTAAAGTATTTCATTATTCTACCACACTTTCGCCAGAACTTAAACTCTGCTCTACTGAAACAGAACTTGAATCGGAATTAAGAATAGAATTTAATTGTTGCTGCGTATTGTAATTTGCAGCAACTTGACTATCTTTGAACTGGTCTTTTGTAATCATTGTTGTCTCTTTGAATTGTAGTGTCAAACGAGTTTGTACTGGATAACCATCTTTATATGCAGAAAAACCATTAGGTGCATAATCAACAGTAACATCTTCTAACACACAATCATTAACAGTAAATAATTTTGCTGCATTGGCATTACTAATAGAACCCGTACTGCCTTGTGTTAAAAATCCTAAACCTGAATTATTAAGTGCGGAAGTAAGAACATTAGAAATTGTTCCTAGAATACCGTTTTGACCTAAGAATTTAAATTGCACGGAAAAGATTTGTGGTGGAGTTAAGAATTGACCAGAACCACCGCTTTGAGCACCTGCAATGCCAGGTAATGAATAGAATGTCAATGTATCACAAATATTTTGCACAGTCTTTGCTTCAGCGGAAGTTTTTGGTGTCATCAAGAATTCTAATTGGAATGTTCTTAGACCAACACCCTTATACAATAGTTGCATCTGTGGGTTGACAAACACACCTGCGCCTTGTGCAGCAAGAGAACCAATTTGACCTGTACCTCCTAAGAAAGAAGATGCTTTGTTTGCAACATATGCAGCACCAGCAATACCATAAGGAGTAATTTTTCCACCCAATTCTTTTTTGGTTGCATCAGAATACAAATTACCAGCAAAACCAACAACGCCCAATTCTTCAGTAATGCTAATGTCTGTATATGTTGAATTGTAATTAACTGTTAGGTTTTCAGGCATGAACATAGAAACACTAGCCAAAGGATTACCTTTTTTCGGTGGCGCATAGTTTCCTGCTTGTGTTGCCAATCCAAGAGCAGTACCAATTGTAGTAGCAACAGAACCAAGATTCTTAAGACTAAAGTTGTCAGTTAAACTTGAAACGGCACTTGCTGAACTGGTTATTGCACTACCTAAACTGGTTGTATAGTCATATGCTTGGATAAGTACTGCATGACCCATAGAAGGGTTAGACGCCAAATCTGATGGAAATATCAAATTTTGGACTTGGTTTGTATTGGTAAATAAACTAGTTAATGGACCACCGAGTAGTGAACTAGTGCTGATACCACCAATATTAGAAGGTAATATTTGTAAACCCATGGTACTCTCTTTTATGTGAATATATATTATTTATGGCATATTCCGGACTATTTAAACCTCGTTACCCACAAAAATACATTGGCGACCCAAACAATATTGTTTATCGTTCCTCGTGGGAATGTAAAGTTATGTCTTGGTTAGACAATAATCCAGACATTTTATCATGGGCTAGTGAAGAATTGATTATACCTTATAAATCACCTGTTGATGGTAGAATGCATCGTTATTTTCCTGATTTTCTTGTTAAATCGAGAACCAGAGACGGGAAACTCAAAACTTTACTGCTTGAAGTCAAACCTAAAAAACAAACTCAGCAACCAGAACAACGTAAAAGAATCACCAAACAGTATATTAATGAAGTTACAACATGGGGTGTGAATCAAGCCAAATGGAAAGCTGCTGAAGAATACTGTGCCGACCGTGGTTGGGAATTTAAATTGATAACAGAGGATCACCTAGGCCTCAACTAAATATATCATGGCATCTAAACTTACACAAATTACTCAGCAAAAATCTGCTGCTGAACTCCAATCTATGTCGAGAGAATCGTATAGATGGTTATTGACAAAGATTAATGAATTAAGGAACGTTTCACAGATACCTCGTGGTATTGCAGGTGAAGATTTCAGAAAAGAAAGACGTTTTCAATTAGGCAAATTATATCATTTTTACTATGATCCAAAAGGTAAAGAAGATTTGCCATATTACGATAGATTTCCTTTGGTATTGGCATTAGAGAAATATCCAGATGGCTTTCTTGGCTTAAACTTACATTATTTACCGGTAAAATACCGAGTGGCATTTTTAGACAAACTCTTGGATTACGCAATCCTAGACGCAGATAATGATCCGAGAAGGATCAAGATTACTTATGACATTTTGCAGGCGTCCAAGCGTTTTAAAGAGTTTCGGCCATGCATCAAAAGATATTTGCACGGTCACATTAAGTCAAAAATACTTACCATTCAGCCAAAAGAGTGGGAAGTGGCAGTATTCTTGCCTACCCATTTATTTAAAGGTGCCAAACCGGCAGATGTTTGGAAAGAATCGGTAGACGAAATTAAACACGGTTAAGGATTAAAATGGCAGGTACCATAAACGATTTCAGAAGTAGTTTTAAGATTGATGTTGCTAGACCATCTAGGTTTGATGTGTCTATTCCTGTTCCTCTTGCTTTGGCAGGACAAATCACTACGGCTCGTAATTTAACATTTCGTTGTGAATCTACTGCTTTACCGGGTAGAACACTTGAAACAACACAAAAGAAATTAGGTTCTGCGCCTATTGAATATTTTCCGTATCATTCAAATTACCAACAAGCAACAATGACCTTTATTGTTTCTGATGATATGAGTGAAAAGTTGTTTTTTGATTCGTGGATGGAATTAATTAATCCAACCACAACTTATAACTTTGAGTACAAAGCAAATTATACAACAGATATTACAATTACTCAATACAATTTAGAAAATCAACCAACATATTCTAGTGTTTTGCAAGAAGCATTTCCAATTGATGTAAACCAGTTGGACATGGATTGGTCAACCGATTCATATCATAAACTGGCTGTTGTATTTGTTTATAAACAATGGCAGAATAATTCTGTTGCTGGTTTAGTAAATAACCTGAAAACTGATTTAATAACAGGAATAATTAGTTCATTCTGATTTGATATAGGAGATATAAAATGGCTTTGCCAAAAATTGATGTGCCGGTATACGAGATTGATTTACCACTTTCTAACAAACATATTCGTTTTAGACCATTCTTAGTTAAAGAACAGAAGAATCTAATGATGGCTATGGAAGCAGGCGATAAAGAGACCATTGAGAGAAATGTTCGCCAAGTACTAAACAACTGTACCGTTACAGAAGGTATCAACATTGATACATTACCTGTGATTGATGTTGAATACTACTTCTTACAGTTGCGTGCTCGTTCAGTCGGTGAGATTGTAGAGAATGAATATGTCTGTAACAATGAAGTTAATGGTGCCGTTTGTGGTGGTAAAATGAAAGGTACATTAAACCTCTTAGAGATTAAAGTAGATGTCGACCCAAACAAAAAAGATATTATCAACTTAGATGGTAGAATTACCATGAAGTTAAAATATCCAGAATTTTCTTTGGTTGAGAAACTAAGCAAAAAAGAATCTGCTGTTGATATTATTTTTGAAGTTATTGCTGAGAGTGTTGAATACATTCACGATGGTGAACAATACTATTATGCACACGAAACACCAAAGGCAGAATTGTTACAGTTTATTGAATCATTAAACCAAGAACAGTTTACCAAGTTGGAAGAATTTTTCAATACTCTGCCAACAATGAATAGAAAATTAGAAATCAAATGCGGTAAATGTGGATTCGACCATTCAATCGAAATGGAAGGTCTTGAAAGTTTTTTCGGGTAATATTTTGTCATGACAATTTGAGAAATTATTATAAAACTAATTTCTCTTTGATGCAACACCATAAGTATTCTCTCACGGAACTTGAAAATATGTTACCGTGGGAACGAGATATCTATGTCGCCATGCTAGTGCAGTATATTGAAGAAGAAAATGAAAAGATTAAACAACAAAACGCTTCAATGAAAAGGTAGTAAATGGCAAGACCGGATACCGAGTATCAAATAACACCTAAAGGCGAAGAACTAGCCGGTCGCCTTGCTGAAACTCGTGGTATCAAAAACATGATGGGCAATCCAATTATGTCCGGTGTCAAATCCAATCCAAAAAGAGTTCAATCTCAATCACCAGAAACACCAAATACAAAAGAAAAAAGAATTAAAAATATTCCTAATAAGGAACCTAATTTTTCTAATGTTGCACCTGGTAATCCAAGACCATTAAAAGTAAATGATTCTTCAGCCGATATTCTTGGTAAAATGTACAACTTTATGATAAAGAAGGCGGACATAGAGAAGAAAGAATTTAAACAAGAAAGAAAATTCAAAAAAGAACAGGTTCAGGTCAAAGAAGATAGAACACAAGAACTTATTGGTTTGTTTAAAGTTAAAAAATCCAGAAAAGTAAAAGAAGAAAAAAACAAAAAAGAAATTCCTAAAAAAGAAGAAACTAAAACTGAAGGTAAAAAACCTGCAAAGACCACAAAACCTTCAGAAGCTCCAACAAAAACTGAAACTCCTTCTACATCAAGAACTAGAAATATAGAAACAAAGCCTACGGCCGAAAAAGTTTCTACCGCTCCAAAGACTTCACCAATATCAAATGTATTACCAAAAGTTACAACAACTACAGCAGCTGTTGGTGCTGTGGCTGTAGCTGGCGCCACAATTTCTGATGTTGTTGAAGCTGGTCCTGGTTATAATGTTGTAAAAAAACCTGACGGTTCAATTGAAAAGCGTGTAGGTGCACGAAATTGGAGAAATAATAATCCAGGAAATATTGATTATGGTGCCTTTGCCAAAGAAAATGGCGCAATTGGTTCTGATGGAAGATTTGCTATTTTTCCTTCATATGAAGTTGGCAGAAAAGCAAAAGAAAAATTAATTTTTGAAGGTAAAAATTATAAAGATTTAGATTTGAAATCAGCTATTGCAAGATATGCTCCTCCATCAGAAAACGATACTAAAGCTTATCAAGCAAGAGTTCTTGCTGCGGTTGGCGGTGAAAATAAAAAAATGTCTTCCTATTCTTCATCTGATAGAATTAAAATTATGGACGCAATGGAAAAACAGGAAGGATTTAAAGTTGGTCAAATACAAGAAATTACTAAAGGAACTGGTTCAAGAATGGCTTCAAATGAACCAACACCGACAACAGGACCTACTGTTGCAACAGCTGTAAAAATCACAGAAATACCAAAAAAAGAAGAAAAAATTGCAACAATTAATGAAAATACTCCAATATCAATGTTAAATAACCAAACCAATATTATTAATGGTGGCACAACTTTTGCTTCAAATGAAGATAGAAAAGAATATGCATCATTATTAGAAAAACAATTTTACGGTTAAAAATGGACTATCAAAAAGCACGCTCAATTAGAAAAAGTTCTCTATTATCATTAATAGCAGAAAGAAAATTTGAAGAAGGCCAAGGCATTGGTGCTTCTATTGGTGGTGCTATTTCCGACAAATTCAAAGCAAAAGGCATGGGAATAAAAGAAGCATTAGACCCATTAAACTTTGTAAGAAAACTTACAGGTAAAGGTGCATTTGGTGATATCGCTGTAACCGGCTTAGGTCGTTTGTTTGGTAGAAAAGACCGAGACATTCAAGCTTTTGGTGGCTACGGCAGAAAGAAGATGAGAAACAAAAGGGATCCTAATTTCACTACAATTGGTCCTGGTCCTGTAAAACGATTGAGAGTAAAAGATTCAACAGCAGACATTCTTGCCAAGATGTATAACTTTATGTTAAAAAAGAGTGAAATTGACAACAGAAATGCTGAAATAGAAAAATCATTTAGAGAAGAACAACTTGATGAAGATGAACGCCGTCACCAAGATTTGGTTAAAGCAATTAAAGCATTTACTTCTGGTTCAGTAACAGGAGAACCAGAGAAAAAGGAATCTTTTTTTGATAAGATTCTGAAAATGTTTGACGATTTTAAAAATACAATAATGGATCTTATTGCACCTGTCTTAGATTTTTTGAAATCTGCTGGATTTAGTATTCTAAAAAATGCTTTGCGTGCTGGTGGTTGGTTAATTGAATTTTTAGGTGCCTCTAGTCTAGCAACTGCTGCGGCTATATTGGCACCAGCAATTATTGCTGCCATCGGTTCTTTCAAGTTAATGGAACAATCAACTAATGCCGCAAATGAAGGCAATATTGAAAAACTAAAACAATCTGTACGAGCAGAATTATCTACCGCAGGTAATGGCCAAGTTGATGAGGATCAGGTCAACACAATGGTTGAAAGTTATCTGAAGATTCAGGCAGATAAAGGAATACCTGGTGCACAAAAAGCATATGAAGATTTTAAGAAGGATAAGAATTCAGTAGGCACAGGAGACAATTCTTTTGATGGTCTTAAAATGCAGTACCTCAAAGAAAAATATGGTGTTACTGTTGGTGTCAAGGCAACTCCACAACAAATGGAAGAAGCCAAGAAGTATGCAAAAGAAAATGCAGGTAAGCCTGCCGCTGAAATTAAACCTGTTAGTCCGTCATCTGAAACAAAACCAGCACCAACGGCTCCCGCAGCAGTTAAGTCTGAAGCTAAAACAGAAACACCGATGCCTGCTCAGGCTAAAACGGGAACACCACCTGCATTACCACCAACTCAACCTGTTGTACAAGATATACCAAGACAAGAACCAACTACCACAACTGCACAACAAAATTCTCCACAAGTTGCCGTGAATAGTTCTGTTAATAACATTGGTGGTAAACCTGCTAAACTCCAAAACACCGCATTGGCTAAACAACGTAATTCGGATTTAACTCGGTATCTAAATTCAATTGCTGTTGTAGTTTAACCAATAAAAAACCCCGCCGTAGCGGGGCAAACCATCCAAGGAAAGGAGTTTTGGTTTAATCTTCTTCAGCCAACTTACTGAAATAACTTAAATCATCATCTTCATCTAAAGAAGGTTCAACAAGTGTATCTACTGCCTTTTTAGGAGCAGTTCTAACTTGTTCCTTGATTGTTTCAACAGTTGTCTTTGGTGCAATTTCTTCACCATTCAAACCAAGAACTTTATCAAGACGCTTCTTCAACTCATCATACGATTTGAATTCAGAACCTGCACTCAGTTCACTTAATGCGAACTCAGACTTCCAGATTTTTTCCAACTCGTCATCATCATCTAATAGAGCAGATGGAGAATCAAACTCAGACTTATCATAATTCTGATAGCCTTCTACTTTACGAATCTTTAACTTGAAGTTAGCACCTTTCCACATATCAAATGGATTGATTGGCTGTTCATCTTCAAATTGGGGATTCATTGCTTCGGTAATCTTATCAAAGATTTTCTTACCAAAACGGAACAACTTCACTTTGCCTTCGTTTTCTGGATGCTTAGGATCAGCAACGATATACACATTGGCAACATAATTTAACTTACGCTTCTGTTTGCGAACAACATCTTTATTCGCTTCAATGCCAGAATTCCATAGAGCAGAGTTATGCTCACAGATAGGACATTGTTGATTCTTTGTGGTCAAGCAATTATCAATCAGCCAACCGCCAGGACCTTGAAATCCATGACTAAAGATTTTAACCCAAGGCAGACCATCTTCGCCATCTTTTTCAGATGCGGGAAGAAAACGAATAGTGGCCATGCCATTACCTGCTTTGTCTACTTCTGGTTTCCAATAGTTATCAGATTTCTCTGAACCTTCGGATGATTGGGAGAGTGCCTCAACTGCTTTGGTTAGTTTGTCGAGGTTGCCAGATTGGCGTTTGAGATTAGCGAAACTCATAGTATTACCTTCTTTCTTATTAAACGGAGTATAAACGGAATATTTTCAAAAACTTCTCATAATCAACTGCTAGTATATCATTATATTTATCCATTGTCAAACATATAAACGCAAGATTGCCAGAGTTGTTGGCCAATCTTTATGAAGAATACCGATACCACCGGCCTTTCTCCAATCTTCAATAACAGATTCGGTATCATCAATGATAATCTTATCTGGTGCTGCATATTTGTACTTGTGTTTTTTACCTGGTACAAAATTTGGAGTGAATGTAATACCGTGTGTCTGTAACCAAATCATTTTCTGTTTAGAAATGTCATCGTATCTTGCTTCATTTGCAGTAGAAGAAAGCATTTGTGTTGGCACATTTAACTTACGCAAAAATGTAACACCATCCATAGCACCTGGCATTAAATCTAATGTAGCAAATTGGTTTGTAGCAATAAACTCATTAAAGAAACTATCAAACTTCTTACTCTTTTCTGCTTCTTTTGGTTCCATACGATAGAGTTCTTTGTATCGTTTTACAAAGTCAGCAATAACTCCATCCATGTCCAAGTATATACAACTAATTTTAGGCTTGTTCATGTATCTTCTTCTTTAAAATATGTAAAAATTTATTCTTATCGTATTGTACGAATGGCCTATACTTTTCAATCTTTCTCAACCAATTAGGCCACACAATATCATCATAAATTTCTTTATTCCACATCGGAATAAATTTCATAATATCATCTAAAATAATGACTGTCTCAATTGAAATACTACCACTCATCAAATACTGTAACAACTTTGGAAACTCATTTGATTTTACCAAAAGTAAATCATCTGGTCTATCAACTTTCTCCAACAGGTACATTATATCATTTTCAAAGGTATAAGTCAAGCTTTGATACCGTTTTTGCCATTTGGTATAGTTCTCCTCGCCATCTTGGAGTAGTTCACCTATCCAGTCACCTTTACCTTCAATGAAGTTTGCCACATAGAATTGTTTTAACTCATCAATACCATATTTACGAGACAACTTATAGAATTGGTATTTTGATTTGTTGGTTGTGAATGATTGCTTCGATACATTGGTTTTGCCATTGTATTTAAAGTAATCATAAGAATCGGATGTGAAGTGTAGTTTCAAAGCATTCCATAAGGCATATGCTTCAAACCCGGTATTCTCCGTCATATTGGCAGACGAGCACTTTTCTTCAACATATTGTTGTCTTGTGCTTCTAATTTAATTTTTGATTTAAGATTAGATGAGATTAAAGTGGCAGCCACTTCAATTTCTAAACCTGTCTCTTTGCAATGTTGGCATATGGCATCCATATAACCCAACTTTTCATCTTCAACAAGTTGTTCAATCAATAAACTAAACTGTTTTACTTCATCTCTAGTAGGCACTTTATTAAATCCTCAATTTCACTTTTATTCATCATTATACATTGCGAATGAGATGGTGGCAATCCCTCGCCACGATCCTTCATTTCAGTTCTCACCAACATAAAATCATCTTCATTACCATATGGTGTTGTTTTAAATTTTAGCATAAAAGACATGGTTACCTATTTTGGTTATAACTCTGCCTTTCCAACCAGGATTCACATACACAGCATGATAATATAATGCGTTAGTTCTCGCTATTGTATCATGGACATTTGGTTCTGTCAAGGCCTTGCGGGCAACCATTTCTGATTCTTCCCATGCATATTTATTTTGAATTGCCAGATTTTTTAGGCAAGTCCAACTAAATTGGCAAGTGCCGAGTGTTTTTTGATATACCACGCCACAAATTGTGGATGGAAAATTTGGATCATTAGCACGATTCAAGGTAACTTGAGCTACTGCCAGTTTACCTTCATATGATTCTTGTGCTGCTTCATAATAAATGTTTTTGGTCAAGCAAGCCAATTCTTTATTGAAATTTTCACTTACTTGTTGTTCAACTACTAAGTCTTTTATCTCCTGTGATACTGATGGAAAAGAATAAAGTGCTACTGCGCAAATAACTCCACATAATATAGATTTTGATTTTGATGCGAACATCATATCTCCTTTTGTTTACAGTCGGTGTTCTGACCTTGGACCCAAGTACTTTTGACTTTGTGATAGGGTTTGTGAAACGATTGTTTCTGTTGCCAAGTACAATCGTTAAAAAACTCCGACAGGTGTTTAGGCTGCCAGTGCGAACTTATTATCGTTTGCGGTTAATTTTATTTGCTTCTTCGGCCGAGTGTCCTCAATCCTAACGTCTTTAGCTTTGACGATTCTCCATTGTTATACTGATTGCCATGTCGAAACCTAGCACCCCCATCAGAAGAATACTATATGATTGTTTTTTCTTCAGCTACAGAAATTTTCCATTTAGGATGTTTTTTTGAAAGACCTAAAGCTTTTTCAACTAAATGTTCTTTGCTTTTACTTCTTTCTTTTACATAAATTCTGTAACCTGTATCAACAACCATTTTATATTTCATAGTATCCTTTTGGTGGAGGTGGGGAGAATCGAACTCCCGTCCACAACAACTTTCAAACAACTTCTACGAATTCTTTTCCGACCCACCACCTATTTTAATCGAAATAGGAAATCATTATACAACATAACCGGTTAAAAGTCAACCATTTTACTAAATTATACCACTATTTACCTTTATAAAACTGTATGGCTTTTACCAAACCATCAATGTGGTCTTTGGTCTGTTGCTTAAACAATAATGGCTCGGAATCTTCTACTGCCATAATGATTACTAGGTTATTTATAGGAATCCCGATTAGTTCTTCATACATTAGAGCGTAAGCTGTTGTTTGCCAATAATAATCTTCAATATCTGCACTCGATTTAATGCGTTTAGAAGTCTTAAAATCAATTACTGATAACTCACCATCAAATTCACCAATACAGTCTACACGACCTGCCATGCCTAATTGTTTTGACCACAATGCTGCTTCTTGATAATGAATGTTATTGATACGATTTAACAATGGTTTTAATGATATAAACATTTCAAAGGCATCAGGTCTAACGCCTTCTTTTTGACTTAGGTTTGTTTCATTGTTTAAATAGTATTCACATAATGTATGCACACCTGTACCACGACTGGTTGCTTTCTTAGATACACGATTGGCTTCTTCTTCACCAACACGCTTGCGCCATCTCATAATGGCTTCTTTCTTTTGGGCGCCAAGTACAGTAGTGACAGAAGGCAATCTTGTGCCATCTTCTAATGTATAATATCGTTTACCATCAGGAAATGTTTCTGATTTTAAATCAGCAAGAACTTTTGGTGTGCAGTAATTAAATTTTGGATTCATGTTTTGGCTTTGTAACAAAAGTCTGGCGTACTGCCTCAAACTTTTCATATTCTTCAGGAGTAATTACTGCTTCGTCAATCTTCTTTCGCACTTCTTTATGAAAGTTAATTAATTCGTTGATATCACCTTCGTAATGAAAATGATTTGTAATCTTTTTGGTGTCGTAGGCATCCATGATGATATGATATCTATCTTCATCAGAATCATTACGAATCTGGTGCCAATCATTTACCCACACCATGTATGCGTTACCTGGTTCCATATACAAGTCTGTACCATTACTAATGAACAAACATTTTTTATTTGTAATCAATGGAATGTGTATGCGTGCCATGTATTCATTATCATCTGCATCACGATGCACTAATGATTTTGCACCTGCCTTTAAACAAGTAACACGAGCACGACTAGGATAAAAACCGAGTTCACGAATTTGGTCTAATACTTTGGCAATTTCACCTTGATATCCTTGTGTTGGATTTTGGTGTTCAGTAGACATGGCAATATCAAAGAACTTCAATGATTTATAATTGTTATCGTTTTTTGGAAAATAAACTTCCATTGCTTCGCCATCATCATTCTGAAAGAAATCCCAACCATCTTTCCAGTCACCTGTACGAGATAATAATGACCAACCTCCAAAGCCATGATATGCTGGTGTTTCGTATTCTTCACCTTGAATCACTTGTTGACCTAATGGAAAAACATACTGCTTCACATCAGCCAATAGTTTATCATAATCGAATTTAATAAAATCTAATTTCTCATAGAACATTATATTTGTCCTGCCGTAGTTAATATTTGCTTTACCTCATCATAACATAATGTAGATGACATGGCAATGGCCAAGCGTTCTTTAAAGTTACCACCTGGTTTAACCGAATGAGGTACAGTAACATCAAGTAGCCATGCGTCACCTGGTTCTGCCATAAACGATGTGGTGCGCATCAAATCATCTTCATTATATATCACACCATCCGATTGGTTCTTCACCTGTTTGGTCTTTGGTTTATCTGTTGCCAGTTTATAGAATTGAGTGAGACAGTTACCAGTTTGAATATAAAAGTTAATTGTTGATTTAATACCACTATCTGTATGAGGTGGTATTTCGGCATTAACTTTCATTATGGTAATAGAGAAATCTTTATGATACTTTTTTGGTATCATATTCATCAATTCATCTTTTTTGTTCAAATCGACATGGTAATAACCAATGCCTTTACCTTTTTCACCAAAGAACATTTGCTCTTTTTGAATGGTATATTTGCCTACATCAAAACTATTCTTTAATTTTAGGAACATATTCTTTAATCTTCACAAGGTCATTTACCCAACTCTTTAATACTACTGCATTTGGGCTCTCTTTGTCAATCTTTAAATTTAAATCGGTAGATAATGATATTCTCAAATCGTTTGATTTGTTTTCTTGCACCTCGTGCATCATATATGCAGGAAAGAATACAAGCGAACCTTCTTTTGGTGTAATCGTTCTAATTTTTACTTGTGGGTTTTCTTTAATGTATTCACCATCAACAATGGCAAAATCACCTGTATCAACCAATGATATATCACCAGAATTATTTGGCACCTTGATGTAGTATGTAACAGCAATGGTTGCATCAGAGTGTGCGTGCATTTCGATTCGTTGACCTGGTTCTTTTACATTCACCCAGCCAAAGTCAAAATCAAAATCAATTTCTAAACCTTCTACATCTCTTGCCTCATGCACATATTCTGTTGCATGATGTTTAACTAGAGAATGTATTGTTTTTTTGAGTTGTTGCAGATGTGGTAAATCATAGTCCCACAAATCATCATGTGGTTTACTATCTTTACCTGTTTGGATATTTTTTGCTACGGAATAGATTTCATCTAAAAGTCCATCATTGAACTTTGAATCAAAACCAGTATCTACTTCCCATATTGGTGATTGCCACCACTTATTCACTTTAACCATTATAAATTGTATTAAAGACCTTTAGAAGCCTTCCATGCTTTATATTCTTTAACAATTTCACATTCATGATCCCAATCGATACCATCATGTGGATTTTGTCTCGCTGTATGATACTCATCACCATATACAATGTATTCTAAAATAGGAATGCCATCGTGAAAGATTGCTTCTAAGATATCAGCATAGTCATGCAACATTTGAAACATTCTATCTTTTTTGTCCACAGGCAGGTTCAACATATCTAAACCCATCTGATTATCAAAATAATAGATGATGTGCTTACGATATAACTCTACATCTTCTATTGTGATTTGATTGGTACCAGGCATTTTAACTTTCCTTTAAATACATTTAATTTTGTTATTGTAGATGCTGTATAATAACTAAAGAATAAGAAGAACCAAATAGTATATACTGTTGGCAAACCATGTTTACGCTTTGATTTAGCAATTCTTGGAATCATATCAACAACACGGCAGATTGGTCTACCAATGTTCATTAGAATACGACCCATTGCATTATCACGGTCAACGGCACCCATCAGATACGCCATGTGTTGTGACCATGGTTGACCAATCTTATTGGCCATACTAATCATGGCTTTCTGTTGTGCCTTCTGACGTTCTTCTTTATCTTTAATCCACACCATGAAATCAGGACCTTTGCCTTCCATCCATGCTGTTACGATACGAGCCCAACGAATATAACCACGATATACTGATTTATCAGTTTTGCGTAACATATGACCATATGCTTGGTCAGCAGCCCAAATATTATGGCTCATCATGCCAAGGTCAAATAATTTAGCACAAACAATCTTAGAACAGTTACAAGCACAGTTGCAATTGTAACTTGTTTGATTAGCATTACAATTATATGTACAGGCAGAACCTGAGCAATTACCTGATTGCAACCATGCCTGTGAATCACAGTTAGCACAGTTTACACATTGGCTTGAATAACATTGGTTACATTGAATGTTGCCGCAATTACCTGAACAGTTACAGTTACCATTATTACAGTTTCCGTTACCTAAATTTTGAAAATAGGTCAAACCATAAAACTGAGTTAATGTATATGGTGAAGATGGTCTTTGTGACGGTACAATGTAACCATTCAAAAAACTCAAACTAGAAGAATGTGATGATCCTATGCCCAATTCATTATTGACATCAGAAACTCCAATTCTTGGTCCGCCGGTAATGGTCATATTTTACTCTTTAATTGATTATTTCAGTATTTATATTGTCGGCCAACCGAGATTTACCATATACTTCCACACCTTCAATTTCACCAATTTTTTCACTAATTACCTTGATTGGAATGATTTTTTTCATTGGTTTTTCTTCGTGTTTGAAGATTGTACCAAAGATATCTTGTCTTTCCAATGGTAAGGCATCATTTTTAATAAGTGTTGGAATGTAACCAGTCATTCTCTGAAAGGCCACACAAAACAGAGCAATGTTATCGGAATAAGAATTGGCACATGAGATATCCCAAAACTTCTTATCCAAGAACATACAGGCACCTTTACATAGGTGAAGAACAGGACAAGAACCACATTCTTTACGATTAGACCAATGGGTTGATGTAGTAATTGCAACATTATCAAAGTCTTTTAGACTACCACCAAGATGTGGTTCGCCATTCTTAGAGATTTCTAATGAACTAACATTCTGACAGGTCATTACATTACCACGGAGGTCAACTGCTAAAACGTGCTCATCATCCATGCCACATTTTTGGCCAAGATATTTTGAATTTGAGTGTGACAATACAGATTGAATGAAATTGTTAATCTTCATTATCTGACCAACGAAACCGATTTCACCGTTTGTTGTATAGATGTCTCTAAATGCTACCTGACGATAATCAAAATGTTCTTTTAATGTGACCAATGAATTAGTGATACCTTCTTCATCATAAGCATCTACAATGCCGCCTTCACCTAACTTAACAGTAGGATCACCAGTCATGTTTACAAACCAATCGTAAATTTCTTTGCGTGATTTGTTTTTGCTATTCATCATTGGATTGAATGAGATTGATTTCTTCAATCGGCTCATCATACGATAGAAACCAAGAATAATCTTTTTCTTTTCTGGATCATCAAAAGGATCAGGACCACGAACTGATTGTCCAGGTCCATCATGTGAGATTGATACAGAGAAATTATACTTCATTAACCAATCACAAATTTCTTCCGTGAGAATAGAACCATTGGTGATGATAGAGAATTGTGGTAGAGTATTCCAATGTTGGAATTTATCAACGATGGCTTCAGTCAATGGCTTTAAAGTTTTCCAATAAACAAGAGGTTCGCCACCCCACATTTCAATTCTTAAACCTTTTTGTTCATTGAACTCTAATGTATCAAACATTTCTAAGAAAGCATCAATATCTTTCTTTGATGTTTCTGGTGCTCTCTCAACAAACTTCTGTGAGCAGTAATCGCATGAGTAATTACAACTCAAACCTAATTGAATTTTAAGTAAAGAAACTTCTCTGGATTTTTTGAGTGGTCGGTCTTTGTCGAATGGGATGTATTCTTGCATTTCAACTGACTGAAATGAACCTTGTGGATATTCATATACAATACCATCTTCACTTTTCAAATGATTGGTTTCATTATCATAATAAAAGATTTTTTTATCATCCGCACTTTTCTCGGCGTGTATCTCAAATAACATTATAAGTCCTAATCTTTATATTTAAATTCCAATTGTCTGTATTTTTCATATTCTTTCACCTGCTTAACATATTCAATTAATTCTTGTCTAACTCTTTCTTTGTTGTTTTGTTCGTAATATAATCTTTGTTGTTTTGATTGCATACGCTTGTTCGACAATATAATCTCCTAGTTGTTACCATTCCCTCGGTGCTTTGGTCTTATGACCATCTTTAATTGTATTCTGTCCTACACTTTCTTTCATACGACCGATTACATACTTCTCAAATGCTGAATCGGCTTTACCAATGCCTGGAACAGATAGGCGCATACCATCAGAATAAACAGGATAGTTTTCTGCGTAGATATGAATTTCTAAATGGGGATTGTCTAACTTGAATTGGTCGAGAACGGTATAAGACATACGATGTTCTTCGACCTCATTCGTATTCTTATTCATAAAAGTATATGTTGGCATTAATAAGTCAATCCTAGTTCTTGGTTAGTATCGTGTAATTTTTGCATCATCATTTCATTAAACCATTGTGGTCTATTCCTACTATTTATCTTACCTTTCCATGACCACAAATGTTGTTTATTCATCACATAATAATTATGGTATGATTTTAATGGGTCGCCAGGTACTTTACATTCGTCAGGCATGGCAGGTGTGGGACCAGTAAATGATTTATTTGGAATGTTTTTTGGTGTATTGAAGAATAATTCTTTCAGAAGGCCACTAGATTCTACTTTATGAATCTTGCCATAACGATAGGTATATTCTTTGCAACAGGCTTGTAGTAGTTTACTTAGCCAAATATAGTTTGAATCAGACTGGCGACACCAGATAGCTGAAGGATGATTAACATGAGTAGCGGAATAAAGCACTTGCTCACGCTCATCAGAGAGAACATAACGCTTTTGTTGGCGACCAGACTTAGATAAACCAGTAGTAAGAACACCGTCAAGAACACGGTGGGCAGTAGAAAGTAATTGTGCATATTCGAGGATCATCTTCACGCAGTGTTTATCAACGTGCATTTCGGCACATTTGACAGGATCATTGTCTAAGTAAAATATATTCATAATGTAATTATACTACAATCAAGTTTAAATGTCAATACTTCCAATCAGTACAATACCCATGCTTCTTTAGTTTGGTAAGACCTTTTTCACACCGTTCACCAATGTCGGTACGGTATTGTGGATCGTTACCTAACTTTACCATCTTAACGTGCTTGTATGCCATATCTTTGGCTTCGGTAATATTCTTACCTGTACCAGTCAATACCACAATGTAGGACCCAGCCGACCCAAGTTCTGGAATGTTTTCACAGAATTCACCATCAATCATCTTAACGGTGTTTGATAATTTCATTTCGCATGGATGTAAATTCTCCGGTGGAATATCATCTGTCAATACAGGGAAATCCAAATATTCTTCTTCTTCACGCTTGTTAAATGGGAAATCTCCATTGGCCATTACAACACCAACACAGGTTTTATATTCAACTTCTAAAGTATTTTTGCCTTTGATACAATCAAGCATCCATTCTGCTGGGTCACCTTTCATTAAAGGTTGCATAATGTTCCACATTGGATAACCTGGTCGTGCAGTCCATTCCATTGGCCATGGTGTACCATCTTTTTCATCAATGATACAATTCATGTCTAACATACCAACATAACCAATCTTCTTCAATTCTTTTTCCATTGGTTTCATTAGAATGTCAGCAATCTTAGATTGTTCGGTTGTACGGACTACTGTACCCATTTCACCTGTATTCACACCAAGGTCGCCATTCATTTGCTTCTTGAATTCCCAACCTTCGAACCAGAAATCCATCCAACCTGCTGGACCGAAAATACCAGTACAAGCAATTTCTGTACCACCTTTAAACTCTTGGAGAATGAAATAAGGAGAACCCTTACCTTTTTCTTTACGCTTTTGTAAGAAACCAATCAAATCGGCTTCATCTTTGGCAACATACGATAAAGTCTTATCTTCTTCTTCACCACATGGTTTGCAAACATAACGCTTTGGATTCTGCTTAACAAAATTGATAGCAGCATCATAGTTCTTAAACTCATGGGAAGGGATAATTGGACCACCGAATGCCTTGATGACATTCTGGCCATACATACGATCCAACTCTAATTTAGCGGACTTTTTACCTGGTCCGAATACTGGATAACCTTCATCAATTAGTGCCTGAATCTCATCCATAAACTCTAGGTTGTCTGCGGAGAAGATTAAATCAGCGACCTTAACATATGGTCTCCAGTTCTCAATCTTATCAACCAGACCTTGTCCGATGTGCGAGGCACGACTGCCTTTGGTGTAGAGTTTAACTGTATGACCTGCTGCTATACAACGGAGGCACCAATCGAGAGTGAGACCTGAAGGGTCAATGACTAGAATAAGCATGAGAATCCTAATAAAGGTTGAATAATATCCTTGTATTTATAACCTTGTGTGAAACAAGTTTTCTGTAAACTTATCTAAATCCTCATCTGAAATGTCTAAATCAATATTTCTATTGAAAGTTAGATGTTTATTGTTATCCAAATAACCGGCAGATTGTAAGAATTTGGTCACATTGTTCAAAATATTGACCAAATCATCACTTTCAAATTCATGACGAATTTTGGATGAACCAATAGAAGCAATAGGTTCATCCTCACAAATTAATTTGAATTTGCTCATAGAGTAGGAATGTTACCTAGAATATCACCAACCGGTGCCTTTTCTTTGATTACACTTTTGCTACGGCCGTTTACACGAGCAATATCTTCGGCAGATACTTGTTGCATTGCAAATTGCTTAAACAATGGATAAGAATCTTTTACCTTCATTGAACGCTTACCACCTACAGCAGCTGCATCGGGGAAGAATAACTCACATCCACCTGCACGCAATGGCGCAACTTCCATTACAGAGTCCAAATTAATAATAACTTTACAACCTTTTTCTACATCATCTACTTCAACGAATAACGCCATTTTTACTCTCCTTTAGGTTCACGAATTTTGGCCATCTTGGCATTCTTTTCAGATACTTCAGCTTGAATCATCATCTTTTTCCAATGGCCACGCTTTTCTCCACGCAGGTTTGAAAGTAACCGCTTGGACTCTTTACTTAGGCGAAAATCTTTAGTGGTCATTTGCTTCCTTTATCACAATCTTCAACACGAATTAAGTATACAGTATTCACAGCAGGTCGAACAAAGAAACATTCACCTTTAATATTCCAGATTAGATGGTTCTGAATACCACCTTTGTATTCTTTCAAAGGCGGATTAACATATTCAACCATAGCAGCAATAATTGCTACGATAAAACTACCGATGATAATACCAATAAACCAACCAAATACATTGATAGCTTTAATCTTTTCAGACAACACTTTAAACATGAAAAATTCCTTTATGAATTAGATATAACAGGCTAACACAAAATACCGAGAGAGTCAATAGAAAAATGGTAAACTTGATAGAAGTTTCACGGAAATGTTCCACTTCCAACTCAAGCATATCTTTCTGTGCCTCTAACATATAATTGTCGGGGTCATTCATCAATTCAATTGTTTTCTTTACGCCATCCAATGATTGCTTGGCCTGCCAAAGATAATAATAAGGTATCATTTTAATGCCTCCTTGGCCCATCTAATATGGTCATCGCACTGCCACTTAATCTTGTCATGGCTAAGCTCAACATTTTCGTTTGCAATAGACTGTAACACTTGTTTTAATGCATCATTTTTTGCTTGTAACTGGCGTAACATAGTGGCCGATTGGGTCAAAGTTAAATCATCAAACCATCCAGTAGTCATGGTTTCTAAAGCGTCAGCTAGTTCATTTGCGTTCATTTTAATCCCACAAGTTTTCGTAATATTTACCAAACAACAAAAATCCTTTTGCCTTTCTGTCGTTGTGTGCCTTTAGACCTTTGCGGTCAACCTTAACTTTTTTAATCTTTTCTTCAAAAGGCAAACCTTCACAATCTGTATGGTCAAAGAATTCGCCAGTATCATCATCTTTTAATTTCTGTTCAAACGCCCAAATCATTTCATCGAGAATATAATCCCAACGCTTGAAATGGTTATCATCAGTATCCCACTCATTTTCTTTTGGCGGTGCTGATGTGCTTCTTAATTCTTTTGGCACATCCTTATCTTCTGTAAAAGGTGCGCCATGCTTAGTTTCTTGTAATTGCTTAAGCATTGGCAGAATAATATAAGCCAATGTATAATCCATTGAGTAAGTATCATAGTGGTCAAGTTTAACATAACGAATGGTTGGACTGAATAGTTTACGGACAAACTGCAATGCTTCGCAGAATGGAGTTAATACAATAACCCATCTTTCAATCATTGGCTCATCATAATTAATCTCACGCCAAAAGATTACTTTCTCCAAAATTGTATATGGAGAAAGCCATGTATTTGGGTAACCATTCAGGTATACTTTCATTCTATGTTGCCTTTTAATTTGTCAAATACAACATCAATTGGTTCTTTTACCAACCAAACGCCGGTTTCTTGACCGTTCATGCCGTGAATGGCACTTTTGACTTCCGTATCATTATCAACAGGAGTAACCGAAATGATTATTGTGGGATTCAATATCAAAGTTTGCCCAAGTAATTCTGGTGTTGCATTAGTTAATTTAATCATTATTTACTTTCTTTTTCTTTCGCTTTATACCTAATGCATTATCAATGGCTTCACACAATTCTTTTGGTGCAGGAACACAAGAACACCAACTAAATCTTTTATTGCATACATCACAAAAGACTCTTTCTTTTTCACCAAAGATTTTATCGAATTGTTTATTGAATTCCTCTTTTGGTATAGCATATGGTCTTGCATTGCTACCTTTACCGCCATCACTCATTGTTATAACCTTCAGCCCAAGTTATTTTTGGATTATCTCTCTCGTATAATTCAACTAAATCTTTTAAATTCCACATAAAATCAGTTTCAAATGTATCTAACCATTTACCAAATCTACCCCAATCTTCAGCAAGCATTGGTGATAAACCAATCTCGTCACCATACGGTCCTAAATCTTCACCACGACAATCAATACGGCCTGCGGCATAAGTCCACAACGGAAGATTTTTATCTTCATACCATTTTTTATTGATTGGTCCCATCCAATTGATTGAATATCTTACAGTCATTTATCCTTTTAATGCACAATATAGAATTATAACAATAATTAGTATAATAGGCAACCAATCACGCAAAGTCATTTTTTCATTACTAGGTAATTTTGGTGGTGTAGGTCTTAGCATTACACCACCACATATTGTAATTCAAATTGATCTGCACGTGCTTCGTAACCATCATAACCACGAGGATTACAAATCACTCTAGTACCTTTAATCATGTAATCAAAAGGATGATGAGTGTGTCCATGAGTCCACAATTTAATCTGTGGACGATCCATAATAAAATCAATCAAATCACTAGTGTAAGCACCATTCATTGTCCTATCATTGGCATACATTTCGTGTATACTGAATGGACTTGGTGTATGATGGCCAACAACCACATATTTTCTATCATGATTACCTTCAACAACATGCCGGATAAAGTCCAACATCTTCTTATGGTCCTCTACCGAATCTTCAGGACAGAATTTGCTTGGTTCATCTTTATGTTTATAACCAATTGGGAACATATTTCCCTTTTCGTCTTTTATATAACGACCACCATTCTTACCATCTTCTGTGTACAATAGATTTTCTTCATAGATTGGCACCTTGCGACTAACCATTCTATTACTATTCTTTACACAATTAAAATCATTCATGGCACTACGGACATGGAACAAAGTCATTGGATCTTCCTTGTTCATATCAGTCCATAATGTACCACCAATAAAGGTAACATCATTCAATTCAAATACTTCTTTATCTAAAATGTGTAGATTAGGTAAGTAACTCAACATTTTCTTTAGATGGTCAATAGTATATTTGAAATCATAATGATAATGCTCATGATTACCCATAACATAGATTACATGTGGAAACATGGCACAGCAATTACTGAAGAAATCATGGATTCTTCGGCTTTTATTAGTGCCAAGAGCGGCATGGCCATATTTAAAATCAGGACTAGTTTGTTCCAACAAATCGGCCGCAACACAAATATCACCACTCA